GGTCGACGACCGGCTTCTTGGGCGTGGTGATGCGGTCGGGGTTCTTGCCGACCTTGATGCCGTTGAGCTGCGCGGCCTCGCGCCACCAGCGGCGGATGGGCTTGATGAACATGGGGATGAAGGCGAGCCATTGCTCGGCCTCGATCAGCTGGTTGAAGGTGACCAGCGCGGCGCGATGCGAGGTGTAGTTGGCGCGGGAGGTGTCGCCGGTGAGCTGGTGGTAGGTGACCCCAGCCCCCACGGCGATGGCGTGCAGCTGCGTGGCGGTGTACTCCCCATACCCCCCGGATGCCTGCGGCGAGCCAAAGGTGACGGTCTCGCCCTGGGTGAGGTATTTGATGAGGCCGGGGCTGACTTTCTCGGTGACACGCGGCGCGGTGGACGAGGCGCCCTCTTCCTTCTTGAGGTCGCCGATGTGCATGCGCGGCGATTCGGTCGTCACGAAGGCCGTGAAGCAGGCCTCGATTTTCTTGCGCACCAGCTCGGCCTCTTCGTAGCCGTCGAGGTCGCGCATGCGCATGAGGCTGACGGCCAGCGCCGAGATGCCGCGGACTTGGCTGATGCGGTCTTTGGAGTAGAGGTGGATGACCTCGCTGGCGGGCACCAGCTTGCTTTGCAGGCTGCGGCTGTAGAGGGCGAGTTCGCCAGGGTGCTCGGGGAACAGCCAGTAGCCGGTGCGGGCTCCGAGCTTGTCGTACTGGACGCCGGCGATGTTCACGAAATTGCCGTCGATGCCGGTCTTGCCGTGGTCGAGGTGGTCGGGCTCGAGGAGCTGGATCTGCAGGGGGACGGTGAGCCCGTCCGTAGGCTTGCGCCAGCGGCGACGGGCGAGGACCTCGCCGCTTTCCTTCCAGGTCTTGGCGGCGAGCAGCTGCAGGCCACCGAAGTCGAGCTGACCGTCGGCGTCGCACACGTCGATCCACTCGGTCCACAGGCGGCGCTCGGCCTTGTTCTCGGGGATGACGTTGATGCCTGTGCTGCCGACGATGCTGGTGGCGAGGGTGCGGACGGCGGCCTTGGCGTACTCGTTGTCGCGCACCATCTGCCGGGCGCGGTTGCGCACGGTGGCGAGGCCTGGCACGACCTCGGCGTTGGCGCTGCCGCTGCCGGCCTTCCAGCCGCTTTGCCGGCGGCCGGTCTCGGCGGCCTCGTACTTGCGCAGCACGTCGAGCTGCATGCGCGCCATGCCGCGTTCGACCGCCCAGGCCGGGGCCACAGCTGCAATCGAACGATCCAGCCAGTTGAGGTGCATTGCCATGGTGGTCAGTCGGGGCTGTAAGCCGTGTAAGTAGTGCCGCCGCGCTCGACGCCGCCGGCCGTGGGCGCGGCCATGAGGCCGTTGGCGATGAGGTCGTCTTCGATGAGGGCCTTGGCCTGCACCAGCTCGGTCATGGAGCGGTACTGCACGCGCTTGTCGGCGTACTGGACCGAGAGCTGGCCCATCGCGATGGCTCTGCAGATCGCCGTGTGGTCGTTGAGGGTGAAGGCCATCAGTTGAGCCAGTCGTCAGTGCCGTCGAGCCAGCCAGTTGAGGCGGGCTCGGTGGCGGGTTGGGGGGCTGGGGCCGGCGCGGAGGCAGGCGGAGGTGCAGGCGTGGCCACGGCGGAGCCATCGACGCTGGGCTCGGGCTCTGGGGACGCGGCGGCCTGGTTGAAGAGGTCGTGGTTCAGCGGCTCGAGGTGCTGCGCGTAGAGCGCCCAGTCGGTGGCGGTGAGCTTGTCGACACGGACGTGGGGATGGCAGACGGCGGCGTGGCCGTAGACCAGCAGGTCCAGCGCCTCGTTGCGCGCGCGGATCTTGTCCCAGAGGCCGGTCTGCTGGTTGTAGACCTCGGCGGTGAGTTCACGGAAGAACTCAGAGCCAAGCTGCTGGGTGAGGCGCACGAGGCGCTGGTCGACGGTGGGGCTACCCAAGGGGTGGTCGGCCCAGTCGGCCAGGCGCAGGAACAGCGCTTCCTTGGCGGTGTCGGTGCCGACCATCCAGATGGAGAGGCCGTACTTGGCTGCGATGCCGTGGCCGTTCTTCGCTTCCTTCTTGGACGGCTTGCCAAGGATGGGCTGCTTGCGCAGGCTATGGCCCTTGACGCCGATGACGTTGTCGTTGCGGTTCTGCTGCAGGTACTTGTAGACGCGCTGCGTGTGGTCGCCGCCGGTGTCGATGGCGGTCATGACGATGCGCAGATGGAAGCCGGCGCAGTTGGGGAAGGTCTCGTGGCGGAGCTTGGTGAGCTTGGCCCAGGGCTCTTCAGTCTCGAGGTCGCCGTAGATCTTGAAGCGATCGACAACGTGGTTGCGCTCGTTGGGGCCCCAGGCGCGGACCATGAAGTCCAGGTGGTCGGTTTGAACGTCGACCGAACCGCCGAGGATGAAGTAGCCCGGCAGCACCTGGCGCAGGGGGTAGTTCTCGGCGGCCTGCTCCATGTCCTTCTCGCTGAGCCGATCAGCGTGGTCATCGAACGGCAGGCCGAGGATGAGGTTCCAGAAGGTCATCAGCTTGCTGCGATCGCGGCAGGCTTCGAGCCATTCCTTGGCGATCTCGGCCCAGCTGCGGCCGAGGCCGAAGGGGGTGTAGAGCGCGTTCCAGTGGTAGCTGAGGTGGTCGGTGATCCACGGGCGCTCATGGACCCAGCGCGCGGTGCCGCCCATCGCAGCGTCGGCGAGCATGGCGGTCTTGTGGTGCTCTTCAATAGCCAGGCCGCAGCCTTGGGCCTGGCACATGTAGACAGCCGTCTCCGGCTTGTGCCGCTTCACGCCCTTGGCGTCGATTTCCTTTTCCCAGCGGAGGTGCTGGAAGAGCAGTTCCTGCAGCTGGTGGCAGTGGGGGCACGGGACGTGATAGTGGGCACGGCTGCCAGCTTGGTAGAGGCGCCAGATCTCAGAGCCGCCGACGGCATCCTCATCGTCCAGCGGCAGCTTGATGGGGGTGCTGCTGTAGTACTTCTTGGAGCGGACGTAGGTGACCGAGCGCTGCTCGGCCTGCTTGCGCGCGGAGCCCTGGCCCTGGACGTTGGTGGGGAACTTGTCGATCTCGTCGAGCGCCAGGCGTTCGATGGGAGTCGAGGCGAGCGCAGACGCCGAGCCAGCGCCGGCCAGCATGATGAAGCCGCCGGGGAAGTACTTGTCGAGGACCTCGTCGGCCGTCAGCAGGGCCAGCAGGGGCTGCTTCTTCTGGCTCTCGCCCGGGTCCAGAAGGCCCAGCACATCGGTCGGCACCGGCACCTGGCTCTTCTCGAGCATCGGGCCGATGCGCTTCTTGCTGTAGCGCTCGGCGGCCTTCTCGTCGGGCTGCACCAGCAGGAAACTGGCGGGCGAATGGTGGACGGTGTACCCGGCCCAGTTGTTCAGGATCTCGCTCTTGCCATCCTGCGAGCAGGCCATCGTGGTGACGGTGCTGCAGGGATGGTGGTCGCTGAGCGCGTCCATCGGCTCGCGCAGCAGCGGGTTGCGCGACGTGCGCCACTGACCGGGCTCCGCAGAGTCGTCGGGCAGGACGCGGTGCTGATCTGCCCACTGGCTGACCGTGATGTCAGGCGGGAGGGTCCAGGCCACCGCAACTGCGGCCATGACTGCCAGGTAGCCGTCGCGCATGCTCATGCGGGCACCTCAGCTGGCTGGGCTTCGGCTGCCGGCGCCGCAGCGTTGGCCTGGGCCAGCTGCTCGGCGTTGGCGAGGCCCCGGGCGGCTTCGACCATGCGCTGGCATGCGCGCTCGCATTCGGCGCGGATGAGCTCAAAGCACGCGCGCGGGTTGCTCTGCGCGGCGACGAGCTGGGCCAGGCGGTCGGGCATCTTCATGATCTCGGCGCGGGCGGCGACGTGCGCATCCATGACGGCGCGCAGCGTGGTCTCGGCGTCGAGCACGGTGCCGAGCTGCTTGCCCAGCTCGATCTGCGCCATCTGAGCCTGGGCCTGCTCCCGCATGGTCCGAGCGTCGTGATACGCGGTGCTGCGTGGCGCCTCAGCCGGTGCCGACGGTACGGCGGCAGCGGGCTGGTCATCGAGCGTGAGTTGACCCGCCTCGACCGGCGCGGCGGGCGCAGCCGGCAGCATCGCTGCTGCGGTGGCCGTGCCTGGGGCTTCCGAGCCAGCTCGGTAGGCGGCCCAGCGCTCGCGCACGCCGGCCTTGCTGGGGTCGCTGGTGACGCCGAGCAGCTCGAAGCTCTTCTCGACCTCGACCTGGCGGCCGTCATCCGTCAGCACAAGGCGGCCGTCCTTCACGAGCTGGCTCACGTAGGACTTGCCGCAGCCATACAGCTCGGCGAAGTCCTTCTTGCTGACCGCCGTCACGACTGAACTCCCCCGCGCTGGGGCTGAACTGAACCGGTGAACTGGGCCCGTTCAGTAACTTTCAGAGCCCATGAACGCAGAAAGCACGAGGCCCGAACTACCCGCAGGGGGCGGGGGGTGGGGGAGGACCCGCGCGATTCAATGTGGTGCATGACGGCAGGCATGGTCATGACCGGCGGCGGGCGGTGGCGAGGGCCTGCTTCCAGGCCGCCTCGAAGTTGTCGGCCAGGCGCAGGCCGATGACACGGCGCGCGATCTCGTCGACGGGCAGGCGCACCTTGTAGTTGGCACTGCGCACGAAGAGGAAGACCGGCGCGATGTTGCGACCGAGCAGCTCACGCTGGTACACGCCCGGGTGCAGGCTGCTGCCGGGCTTGGGGACGAAGAAGCGACCACCGGCCCGCTTCTGTGCCCGGATGGCCGCACGGGCATCGTGACTCATGTTGCGCGAGTAGCCGGCGGTCATGGTGATCCGCAGCTGCGACAACACCTGCACGATCTGCCCCCGGTCCACGTTGCCATAGCGATCCAGCCGAGCGCCTTGTGCAGGCACGGCCATCATGCCCGGCGGCAATGCCTTGGTGGCCTGCAGCGCCCGCTCCAGCGCCTTCATGCTGCGCTGCCCACCAGTGACCTGCGCGTTGAGGAAGTGCCGCGCATCTTCGCGAAAGGTCACCAGCGCACGCAGGTTGCGCTTGGTGGCGGGGTAGAGGCGGAAGCCCGCCTGCGTGTAGGCCGTGGGGTTGTCGAACACCTGAGGCAGCTGGCGATCCACCTCCGCCTTCACGTCCTGCCCATGAACACGACTTCATCACCGGGCACTCTTCGCAGCGCGGGGCTGGCCGACACACGACGGCGCCCAGATCCATCAGGCTTTGGTTCCACACCCAGGCATCAC